ATGGATATGGAAATTCGGGATTACCGGGAAGCATCGGATGCTTTGTTGCAGCTGAATCAGGCTGCCTTGTCACTCGTCCGGGTGAATTGGGACAGGTGCCCTTGGGCTAAGGATATGTACGAGAAGACAGTGAGGATCATTGACGAGTTAAAGCCGATAGTCTTTGATAATGTAACTATTAAACATGAATGATATACTATTAAAACTGAATAATGTGGAAAAGAAAGGTTACAGGATTGCTCAGTATGAGCAGAACCTGCCCGCCGGGGCGGTCATCGATGAGGTGCGCTACGCGGCGAAGAGCGGGCAGCGAGTGAATTATGTGATCGGGACGGTGAAGGTGGACGACCGCGCAAGTATGCGCGGCACCCGACCCGCCACGGACGGGCCGGGGACATCGATGGCCGGGGGGAGGACGGTGATGGTGACATGGGACAGTGAGGGACTTTGCCGTCTGCACAGCAACAATGAGCGATTGCCGGAGTTTGACATCAATATGGGTGGGGTGTTATGAGTACCGAAGAGAAACTAAATGATTTATTATGGATAGACATTTTTTATCTCTGTTTCGACATTCAAGTCAAACAGTATGGGTGAAGAGCTCCAAAGTTATGTGGAGCAGAAATATGACCAAGTGGTTGTGCACAAAGATGACTTCTACGACATCAAGGCTGACATCGAGAAGAAGATGCAGGAATTGCAGGAGAAGTATAAAAGATGCAAGCCGTTTCGAATCACTTATAGCGAATTCGAAGACCAATATAGAGTCGCATGCCCGCATATTACCGTGAAGCCCGACACTGACACAGACAAGGTGGGTGGTTCTTTGGCTGGTTTCGCATTATGTAAGAAACGCAATATCGGGATATGGGAGGCCTTAAGAATGAACGGAAGGCAACTTGAACTATTCGGCATGTCGGCTGACGAGATGACCTTTGCCAGTGAGACATGGGGCATTCTCAACTTCTTTGTAGCATCGAGCAACAAGAAGAAAGATACATGCCTGAAATGCCTACTCTATGACAACACTCATGGCTCATGCACTCAGCCTCCTTTGCGAGCCCGGTGTGCCGACTACGAGCGCACCGACAGACGGAATGGATATTTTGCGATTCATCAAATGCCAGGTAGATAAATATGAAACAGAAAAAATTCGACATACCAGATAAAGTCTCTTGGAGAGTTGTTGATGCCTGGACTGCGGTACCACCTTGCGACCCATCCAGCTCTCATCCTTACTGTCACGTTCAGTGCCCATATTTTTACGAATGTTATCCTGAAGAATATGGTGTCTGTGCCGATTGTGTGGAAGACGAATTGTTCTACCAAGAAACGATGGAAGGCTTATAGTATGGCAGCAAGTGATTATGTGATGGTTGCAGGATGGCAGAACGCCTATCTTGCCAGAAAGAAGAAGCCCACCAAGAGAGGGCCGCAGACAATGAGCCAAGACCGCAGAATCATTACAGATGGTGAAATGATAGGTCTCTTTGAGTTCTATCTTCGCAAGTATTGTGAAGAGAACAAGACGGATGAGGTCACCATAACGAATGCGAGAGGCAGAGAGATATTCCGTGCGGTTCTATTAGACAAAGGAGGTGAGTGATGAGGAACGATCAATGTCCGATGTATGACTGTTGCCACCTTGACTGCGATGAGTGCAGGTCGGCGGCTTTCTATATGAATGAGGATGCACTGGAGAATAAGGAGACGGATGATGACATCCTGGAGAAAGATAACTGGTTTTAGACATGAGTGAACACAGGATTCCAGCGCAGGTGCTGGAGCGGATTCAGGCGATACCGATAGCGGAAGTGGTCGGCGAGGACGTGACGCTGAAGCGGGCTGGCGCGAACCTGAAGGGACTGTGCCCGTTCCACGATGACAGGACTCCGAGCTTCATGGTAAGCCCGGCGAAGAACATCTGCAAGTGCTTCGCCTGTGGGGAGGGCGGCAACGTCATCTCGTACTACATGAAGAAGAACGGCATGACGTTCGTGGAAGCCGTGCGTGCGCTGGGCAAGAGCCACGGCATCGAGGTGCCGGAGGTGGAGATGACGGACGAGCAGCGTGCGGCGCAGCAGCGGGTAGAGAGCGCCCGTGTGGCCATCACTGCGGCCTACGGCCTGTACCGCGAGGAACTGCTGCACCAGCCGGAGGCGATGAAGTACCTGGCGGACCGCGGCATCACGACGGCTACGGCGGATACGTTCGGTCTGGGTGCCTCGCTGGAGTATGGCGGGCTGTCAAGAGCACTGCTGGCACAGGGGTATTCCGAGGAGGCACTGCTGGATGCGGGGCTGGCCTACAGGAAGGAGAATGATGGTGCGAATACGCGCCACACCCTACCTTCTGCCAACGGGGCAGAAGGCCGTGGCGGAAAAGGCGAGCTGAAGGATATGTTCTGGCGGCGGCTGCTGTTCCCCTTCATGGACCGGCGCGGGCAGGTGGTGGGCTTCACGGGCAGGCTCATGGAGGCCACAGACCGGAAGGATGTGCCGAAGTACAAGAACACGGGCGAGACGTGCCTGTTCACGAAGGGACGCCATATCTACGGACTGTTCCAGGCGTTGAAGGCCATCCAGAAGGAGGATGCGGCGTATATCGTGGAGGGGCAGTTCGACGTGCTTCAGATGCACCAGGCGGGCATTCGCAACGTGGTGGCCGGGAGCGGCACGGCATGGACGCCGGAGCAACGCAAGCTGCTGCACAACCTCACGGCAAACGCGGTGTTCATCTACGACGGCGACGCTGCGGGTGTCCATGCCGCGCTGAAGAACCTGCAGGACATGGTGGGCGGCGGCTTCAACGTGAAGTGCGTGCGTCTGCCGGAAGGGAAGGATCCTGATGACATGGCCCGCAAGATGGGCGACCGGTTCCTGGGGTGGCTGAAGAAGCACACGGTGGGGTATGCGGAGTTCCTGTGTGATGAGCTGCTGCGTGACGAGCAGGACGAGCACGAGCGTTTAAAGGCGGTGAGGCAGGTGGTGGCCGTGGTGGCGCGGGAGCCGGAAGAGGTGGTGAGAAAGCAGCTGCTGGGGAGGGTGGCCGCTCGCGCAAATATGCGCGACACCCGACCCGAAAAGAACGGGCCGGGGACAGAGGGCGAGGCGATGCCGGGGACGGAGAAAACAATACCGGGCAAGGAAGGGGAGGCAACTGTTGAAGCCTACCACCTGGAGGCACTGGAGGAGATGGCGCGCGAGGCACGTCTGCCGGACGCTCCACCACAGACGGCGGCGGGGTTCTACGGGCGCGAGTTCGTGGAGGACTACATCGACAGGGATGACCCCGTGGTCCATGTCACGGAGCTGCCTGAGCTGTGGCAGCGCCATGCGGGAGGCGGCGAGCCATGGCTGCTGCTGCAGGGCGTGCCGGGCGTGGATGCCATGCAGGAGCTGATGAAGCTGGCGGAGCATGTGGTGGTGCATGTCAAGAAGGATGCCCCGCTGGTCGGGCGCAAGGAGGCCGGTGTGACACGGGTGATGGCGCGCCTGTTCGAGCGTGGCTTCCTCGTGGATGTCTATGGCGGTGCCGACGGCGACGTGAGTTTCCCGCACTGGTACGTGCAGATGTACGCACAGCTCATCGAGCGCGAGGCACCCACGACGGACATAAAGACGGAATACATCCAGCGGTGCGCGGAAGTGATCTCGCACGTGAAGGAGGCCGTGCTGGCGGTGATGCAGCCTGTGTGGTCGGAGGAGCTGGGACTGAAGGCACGGCAGCTGGGCGACGTGCTGAAGCCCTACCTGGCCGAGCGCAAGAGCGAGAAGAAGCTGCGGCGTGAGCGCAGTGCCTTCGACGGGCTGATGTCCGTGAGTGCCGACGACATTCCGGACTACGTGCGTGAGAGCCGTGAATACACGCAGATGCTGGACCTCTACGGCTTCTACCCGCTGGTGCGCAAGGACGGCACGCCCGTCTGCTACATGTTCCGCACGGACGGCGGCTCCTACCGACGCGTGGCGGACTTCTACATGGAGCCGCTGGTGCATGTGTGGAGCCAGAACAGAGAGGAGAACAAGCGCATCGTGCGCATCAACCGCCTGCCGGGCGGGCCGAGCATCTATGTGGAGTGGCCGTCGTCGGTGTTCTCCAAGCTGTCCACGCTGAGGGAGCAGCTGATCAACGAGGGTGCCTTCAACTTCGTGGGCGGCACGGCGGCGGACTATGACCGCGTGTGGACGGCCCTGAGCTACGGCTTCCAGACCTGCACACGGCTGAAAGTCTTCGGCCAGCAGCCGGAGGGCTACTTCTGCTTTGCCAACGGCATCTTCCACGAGACGGAGGCGGGCTGGCACTTCGACCCCACGGACGAGCTGGGACTGATGCGCCACGGCGAGGACGTGCTCTACTCCCCCGCATTCTCGAAGGTCAACGCCGGACTGCGCAAGGATGACAGCCGCGACTATGAGCAGGACCGCTGGCTGGCCTATACCGACGTTCCGGAGTCCAAGCGGCTCACCTTCGGCGAGTGGGCACGGCTGATGGACGAGGTATATGCGCTCAACGACAACGGCAAGTGGGCAGTGCTCTATGCCATCCTCTGTGCCTTCCGCTCGGACATCTGGCCCATCGGGCGCATCTTCACGGCACTGTTCTTCGTGGGACCCACCATGTCGGGCAAGACACAGGTGGCCGTCAGCATCCGCTCGCTGTTCATCAAGCCGGATGCGCCCAGCTTCAACCTCAACAGCGGCTCCGACGCGGCCTTTTTCTCCGTGCTGGAGCGTTTCCGGGACGTGCCGCAAGTGATGGAGGAGTACAATGACGAGATGATCAGCGATGTGAAGTTCCAGGGCCTGAAGCAGGTCATCTACGACGGCGAGGGCAAGCAGAAGCGCAAGGCGGCCACCACCAACGACATTGACAGCTCCAAGGTCAACGCCCCCATCGTGCTGCTGGGGCAGGAGTCGCCGCAGAAGGATGACAACGCCCTCAGCAACCGCGTCATCCTGTGCGAGGTCCCCAAGAGCGAGGCAGTGAACACTGAGGCTGCCAAGCGCATCTTCGAGCAGCTGAAGGAGGCTGAGAAGACAGGACTCAGCTACCTCCTTTTAGAAGTATTAAAACTGCGCCCTCTGGTGCAGCAGCACTTTGCCGATACACTGCGGGCATGTAAGCGTGAGCTGCAGCAGCGCGTGGAAGCCACCAGTGCCCGCAGCGGCGAACAGGCACGCCTGATAGAGACGGTGAGCCTGTTCCTGGCCATGTGCCGCCTCCTGGAGGAGCGCGCGCCGCACCTGCCGCTGCCCTTCACCTACGAGGCGTTCCTGCGCCTGGCCGCCGACAAGGTGCGCCGCCAGATAGAGATGCTGGTGCAGACGGACAAACTGGCCACCTTCTTCGCCACCATGGACTACCTCATCGACCAGGGACGCATCGTCGAGGGGCGCGACTTCAAGATCGAGACGCCGCACCGCCTTTCCCTCAAAGGCCAGGCCGAGCGCACACTGGACGGCGAGCGCGTCATCTTCCTCTACCTGCCGAACATCCACAAGATGTACGCTTCAACCTCTTCCGGCGGTGAGCGTCCGCTGACCATGCAGACGCTGCAGGTGAACCTGCGCTCCCACGCCTCGTTCATGGGCATGGTGGGCAGCACGCGCTTCCGCTGGACGGAGACCGTGGAGCGGCCTATACAGGCGGAGACATCAGAGGTTGCTCCCGGCATCATACGCCCTGCCAACCCCATCGTGCATCGCGTGAAGGAGCAGCGGGAGAAGAACACCAGCGCCTACGTGCTCAACTATGACATCCTCCGGCAGCTCACCGGTGTAGATTTTGAACGCAAACCGACGGAGGCAGAGGCCCCACTGGCAACGCCATCCATGGCACCGTCTCCGGAATCCTCACGGCCAGCAGACCAAGAACTGCCATGGCCTATGGAATAAGGTAACTTTTCCAAACAATTCTCTTTCTGAGGTGACTTCGTCGTGATGACGCGGCCACCTCCTTTCGATTCCCCCGCGCCCCCTTAATATAAAAAAGGAGTATAAAAGCACATTTTTTGAAATCAAAACACACGAAAAGCCGTCCAACAGTCCAACAGACCAACAAGGCTTTCAAAAGACCACCTGTAATATATGAGATAATAGACTGAATATAGGTGTATTATCGTATATTGTTGCTGTAGGTCGATATGTTGGACAGCATGTTTTCCGTGTTGGATTCTGTTGGACGCTGTTGGAAATGCCCCCCGTTTTGGCCTTGTGGGCAAGGTGGCCGTCCAACAGGCCCGAGGGGGCGTTTCCAACAAAACAGGCCCGTTTTGGCCTTGTTGGACACCCTTCCAACAGAAAGGGGACTATTTAAGTGCCTTATTTTCAAGAGGGAGTGTATTTTTGTTGGATTGTTGGACGGTTGGACGCGAAAAGTGGAAAAAGATTTGGCCGACTTATACATTTTTGCTACTTTTGCCCTCGCTATGAAAAAGAACCGCTACGTGGTCTGGGTGCACGTCGCCCCGTATGTCTGCCGCTACCTCGTCGATAACTTCGGCGTGGAGGATGAAGAGATACGGAACCTGGTGGACATCCGCAGGGATCCAGGACTGATGGCCTACCTGACACCGCGGCTGACGAAGCAGAGCCACCGCTATGACAAGCGGATGGCCATGTCCTTCGCACACCGCCGCTCATGCGTGGCGGTACTCATCTCAGCTGACAAGTTCGCACGTAGCGGCTGGGCACTGTCGCGATCGGACGAATCGGGCTTTGCCAAGCTGCTGGAGGCACGCTGTCAGGGTATGCTGCTGGACTTCCTGCGGGGCCAGTACATCATCACGGGCAGCCTGGCAGACAGCATACGCACTTTCTACCGCCGCTTCCACCAGACGGAAGAGACGTGGCCCTATGACAGCATCCGCAAGATTTGGAACCGCCGTTATGGGCAGAAGGAGAAAGGAGCGATGAAATCCTGCCTCCTGAGAGGCCAAATCAACGAAAATCAAAGAATATTTCTGGAGCAAATGTCCCAGAATGGGACAATCACAGAGAAAGGGCGCATGACGTATGAAAACCATTGAATTCAACTTTGACAACGTGGGCGGGATGAGTCGCCTGTATCTCATTGGAAGGGAGGACGTCGGACAGGTGGCATGGAACCACCAGAGGGGCATCGCCCGGATCTCGCTGAGAGACCGTTCGGCGGTGTATGGCATCGACACCGACAATGGTGATTTCTCCTTCTCGGAGAAATTGACGGAAGATGATGCGGGTCCGCGCTATGACGTGGTACTCTCGGGGTTCATCCCCCGCCTGGACAGTGTGCCTGACATCACGGTGCTGGAGCGCGGTGAGTGGCTTGCCGTTCATGTTGACGGTAACGGCTGCATCCTGTTGAGCGGGACAAAGGAGGTTCCGCTGGGCTTCCATGGGGAGAAAACGGTGTCGCCGAGCAACGGCATCGCCTTCGAGCTGAAGGGTCAGGAACCTTCGCCCTCCGTTCCGATCGACCGCCGCGCCTTCTATATATAATATAGGAAAAATACAGAAAAAAAGGGAATCTGACAGGGAATCCGTCTCTTTCCGGAAGCGCTGCAAGGGATTATCTTTGCAGCGTATTCTTTTCTATGCACCCATGAAACAAGCTACACTCAAAATCTATTCCCCCATTGATGCCTACGGCTGGCAGCGCTGGCGCGTGAGCACGTTCCTGGCAGACCACGCCAAGGATGAGGTGACGATTGAGGTCAACTCCCTGGGCGGATCCGTGAACGATGCCATGATGATCAGCAAGGAGATTGCAGACCACGGCAACGTGACCGTGCGGCTGCTGGCGTTCTGCGCCAGTGCCGTGACGTGGATGGGATTCGGTGCCAAGCGCGTGGAGATTGCCGACGATGCCCTGTGGATGTGCCACCAGGCCAGCGTACTGGTCAGCATCTACTCCAGCCTGAATGCCGACGACCTGGAGCGCACCATCAAGGAGCTGCAGAACTCCAAGAAGCTGGCAGAAGCCACAGACCTCATCATCGCCCGCAAGTACCTGGACAAGGCCACGGCCAACGGCAAGGAGACCACGCTGGCCAAGGTCATCGACCTGATGAAGGAAGAGAAGTACCTGACAGCGCAGGAGGTGGTGGACCTCGGTTTCGCCGACGGCATCATCAAGAATGCCAGGAGCATGACGAACGAGCTGCGCCAGTTCGTGGTGGAGAACCACGTGGCACTGAAGATGCCCGCCGTGCCAGAGGATGCCGCCCTGCAGGAGGATGAAGGGCTGCTGGCGCGGGTGCGCAACATCGTGGCGGAGCTCCTGGGCGCGAATACGCGCCCCACCCGACCTCTGCTGGCAGAGGCGGGAAACGGCGACGCCCCGCAGAGGCAGACGGAGGCGGGATACGATGACGACAAGGAACCGCGAAACGAGAATCCGCAAGAGAACCAACCCCTAAATATTCAACCTACTATGAAAAAGAACTTCGTACTCGTCAATGCGCTGCTGGCCGTAGCGGCATTGACCGTGAGCGACGACGGCAAGGTCACGCTCACCGAGGAGCAGCTGCAGACCATCGAGGATGCTCTGGCTGCCAAGAAGGCCGCAGACGATGCCGTCCGCGAGGCCACCGAGGCACTCGACGCCATCAGCGACAACGTGAAGTCCATCGACGGACTGAAGAACAAGGTCATGGCCGTGAAGACGGTGCTCGACCGCACACCCCTCATGGCTCCCGCCACCCCTGCTCCCCTGCAGGACACCGAGGCACAGAAGAAAGCCCGCGAGCTGGCCGAGTCCGCCAAGGACGAGATCAACAACGAGGCTAAGAACCTGTAAGGTTTAGAGTTTAAAGTTTAAGGTTTAAAGTTTAAAGTTAGGAAACTATGGATCTGACAAAACCCATTGACATCACTGCGGTGCAGTCCGCAGTGAAGAAACACCAGGACCTGCTGGTGTCCATCCGCGACAAGGAGGCTGACATGCTGCTCTCCCTGTTCGCTCCCCTTCCGGGCGTGAAGGACAGCGTCACCATCGGCCGCACGGAACTCGGCAGCGTGAGCCGTGGCTACACGGGCGAGTTCCTCGGCCAGCTGAAGAGCGGCAAGATCGTTCCCCGCACCCTGACCGTGCACCGCGTGGTCATGGAGATGGACGATGAGCCGGAGCGCTACCGCCGCTGGTACCTCGGAGACATCGCCGGTGGTCTCATCCCCAACACCCATCCCTTCGAGATCTGGCTGAACAACTACGGCATCCAGTGTGCCTCCGAGGATCTGGCCGCCGCCCTGCTCTGCGCCATGCGCAACGAGAACAAGCTGAAGGACGGCGTGCAGTACGCCTTCGACGGCCCCCTGACCATCGTTGAGAAGGAGATTGCCGACGGCAACATCTCCGTGGCCAAGGGCAACATGTATGCCACCGGCGAACTCACCCGTGCCAACGTGGGTGACAAGCTGCTGGCCTTGTGGCGCAGCCGTCCGTCAAGCTTCCGCAATGCCAAGAGTGAGATGCGCATCAGCGGCGATGTGATGGACCTCTACACCGACTGGCTCGAAGACCAGGGCGTGCACGTCACCGGCACGCTGGGCGAGGCCAGCGACGAGACCGCCTACCTGCGCAACACGCAGAAGAAGGTGAAGCTCGTGGTCGTGCCATATATGCCCGAGGGCTCGCAGTTCGTCCAGCTGATGCTCCCCCGCACCATCTTCTACGGCTTCGACAAGAGCAGCGACATGAAGCAGCTCCACCCGTTCGCCAGCGGCAACCCCTACCACTATACGGCCACGGGCAGCTATGTCATCGGCTTCCAGCTGGTGAGCATCAACAAGCTCATCTACTGCTGCAACGACCGCCCCGTCGTCACCTATACCGCCGTGGAGACCACCACGGGCAAGAATCCCAAGCAGGAAGGATGGTTCGTTTCCGCCGATGGCAAGTACGTGCTCAGCACGGACGAGACCCCGGTGAACGGCACCACCTACTACGTCCGCAATGTCTAACCCCCTAACATCGAAGTCCTATGAATAATTGCATCGCACTCGCAGACATTGATGAAGCCATCAACTGCGCGGACATAGACAACGTGGGCGGTATCATCCAGGAGATAGGCATTGCCTACGCCGATGACATCGCCACATGGCCCTCGCTGCCCGCTCCAGCCGCCAACGCGGAACTGGCACTGGCGGCAGCCGGGGCATGGAACGGCGACATCGTGCAGAACGTCGGCACCAAGTTCATCAAACTGACATTCACCGACGAGACAGGTGCTTTCACCATCACCCAGCAGGGCGAGCGCGGCGGAGAGAGCTACCTCTACCAGCTGGACATCTCACGCGCCAAGATGAACGCCACCATCTTCGGGCTGGAGAACGCCCTGCGCGGGCGCAAGCTCGTCATCGTGCTCAGGGACAAGAACGGCACCAAGTACCTCATGGGCGACGCCCTCAACGGTGCCCGGATGATCGCCGCCGATGCCAGCACCACCGGCACCGCCGCCACGGACAAGAACCACGTGCCCCTGCGATTCACCTACGTCTGCCCCCGCAAGCTGGTCTATACCGGCGACACGGACGGACTCTTCACCGAGCGCGCCGCACAGTCCGGAGGATGACCATCCGGGGCGGTTCCGGACAGACCTGCCCCTTGACACCCGTGTATCCTACCTTTGTCGCCCGACAGACCTAGGTCTCTCGTCCGACAAAGGTAGCTTCGTTTTTCTGCGTCCCATGGGCGCAGTAAAATGCGCAGTAACTTTGTGGCGATTAACAGACAAGACAATGAAGAATACAAATGAAATCTTCCAGAGGGCCACGGCGTGGCTCAATGGTAAAAAGGACTTCGCCGCGGGGCTGGAGGTTCTGAAGGAATCCGGCTTCAAACCCGCAGTGGTGCGCAAGCTGGGACGCGACGGCGCAGACGGCCCCGCAGCGGCGGAGCGGCTGGAGTACCAAATGAGAGAGTTCGTCAAGGCATACGGCATCACCGCCAGCGTGCCGGACACCGACCCCGAGCTGCACGTGTTCGACGGGCAGGAAGCACCCGCCGACCACGACGAGACGCAGCAGCTGGGCATCATGGCCATGGCCGAGAAAATGGAAAGCGGCGAGTTGCCGACGGGGGATCTGACACCCACCAAGGTCATCCATGAGTATGCCGCTGCCTACCGACAGCGCGAGAAAGCCATACGCCAGATGGCCGGGGTGGGAGAGCAGAATGACGAGGAATCCATGGCACGGCGCAAGGAACTGTCCGACCTGATCGACGAGAAGACCGCCCTGATGGAACGCCTGTACCCGCTATTCGAGCGGTACCAGAGCGGCGCAGACATATCCGAAGAAGAGTTCGAGAACGCCATGCACACAGATGCAGACAACCCCGAATCCTCTTCAGATAACGCTGCTGCCCAGGAAAGCGGTGAGGCTCACACCTCCGAAGACCTCGAAGGTAAGAGCCGCGAAGAGTTGGTCAAGCTGCGCAAGAACGCCGGTGTGCGTCTGCTCAGGACACAGAACAAGCTCGAATACCAGAGCGACAAGAAAGGCGACGCGCCCAACCCCATGCCTGAAGGCCCAGAGCACGTGAAGCTGGAAACACGCATCGAGAACATCAAGAAGGAAATCGAGGCCATCGACATGGCCATCGCACAGTTCGGCTGATGCTCTACACCATTCCCCCGCAAGAGTCCGCGCCGCCCGCACCGGCTATGCAGCCGACAGCGGGCAGGGTCTGCGCCAGCGACTTCGCTGACAGCAGTGACATGGTGGTCACCATGTTGCTCACGCCCGATGGGCTTGGGCAAATCTTGCAGGGGCAAGAGAAGCATTTCTACTCAAAGGGGGCTTTCAACCTGGTGCAGCTGGTGCTCTACCTGCTGAAGCAGACAGGCCCCGCTCACGTCTTCCTCTCCTCCTATTCCATCGCCTCAGACAGTCTTGCGGCCATGAAAAGGAGGGAGGAAGCCGGGGAAATCCTCTCGATCCGATTTCTCATCGACAACCGGGTGCGCACCATCAGCCCCAAGCCCTTCGACTATCTGGGCACGGCCTTCGAGGGCAAGTACAGATGCTGCGCCCTTCATGCCAAAGTCGCCCTGATCTGGAATGATGCGTGGCATGTCGCCGTGGTCACGTCGATGAACGCCACCCATAATCCCAAATTAGAGCGGGGCATCATCTACACCTCACAGGACATTTTCGACTTCGACCTGCAGACCCTCACCCATGAATTTGACCAAGGAACAACGTGAACAGTTAGAGGAGATGGCCTATAACCTGGTCACACCGGAGCTGGCAGCCATCAACCTGGAGGTGGATGAGCTGGAGTTCATGACGGAGCTGCGCACCATGGGCACGCCGGTACGTCGAGCCTATTACAGCGGTTACCTCCGTCAACTCATCCAGACCCGGCAGACCATCATCAAGGCAGCACACAACGGCAGCAACCCCGCCCAGCTGGAAATACTGAAGCTCATCCGCAGCATCCAAAACTCACTCAACCATGTCTAAAAGCAGTGTGTCGGCTGGTTCCGCCGGCCGAAAACGTCCCCGCCTCGATGAGAAACGCTTCGAGACGCTGCGCGCCCACATCCTCGATCCGCAGCAGTTCCCCCTCCAGACACGAGAGGAGGAGCAGCAGCTGCGGCGCGTGCAACAGGCGGCGATGCTCATGCAGGACTACCCCAACGAGGCACACGTCATTACGCTCATGCTCCACAGCCACCGCGTCAGCCGCACACAGATACGCCGCGACATCGCCCTGGCCAAGGAACTGTTCAAGACGGATTTTGAGTTCGACTGGGATTTCTGGCGGGCCTGGCAGATCAAGGACCAGCTGGAACTCATCCGGGAGGCCAAGCTGCGAGGCGACCTGCGAGAGTGGAACAACGCCAAGAAACTGCTCAATGAACTCATCGGCTCCAAGCCGGAGGGGGGAGAGGATCCGCGGCGCATGGAGCGCAACGTCTTCAATGTCCAGATCATCAACGCCGACGGCCACGCTGTCCAGATTCCCCTCGACAAGCTCCGTTTCTCCGGCGAGGACGTGGCCACCCTCATAGAGACCATGAACACCCCCATCACCGACGCTCAGGCAGAGGAAATCATGAACAGTTAGTGCCCGAAGGTTTCCCTTTCGGGATATCCCCCATGGAAAAACGACCCACCAACAAACGCCTGGTCGCGCGCCTCATGGACATGAAGCACATCGACCGCATCGTCATCAATGACCACGCCGTGACCGTCCGCATCAAACAGTCACGCGTCGAGCAGCACCGCGTCACCGCCAATGACTTTATGAAGATTGCCGAAGCCGTGGGACAGCCACAGGCCACACCGCTCACCAATAAAGGAAAGGACGGCCAGCTGGAACTCTGGATCCGCTTCACCCGCTATTAGTGTGCCCGAAAGTTTTGCTTTCGGGAATCCGCCCATGAAAGAGGAAAACGTCTGGGAAGAGGAAATCCGCGTGAACCCCGCGCAGATGGCCTTCATGACCCTGCCCGCACGGCAGAAGTACCTCGTGTGGTCACGCGGTACCGGCAAATCGTTCATCGTCGGCGCAGAGGTCGATGAGAACATACGCCTGATGCCGCGCGGCATCACCACCCTCGCACAGGCCACCTACGGACAGGCTCTCACCAAGACGCTGCCATCCACCTTCAAGATGCTGGAGATGCTGGGATATAAGAAGTATGACCCCAAGACCGGCACGGGCGACTACGTGGTGTGCCGCCAGCCGCCCAATGGATGGTACCTGCCCTACGAGCATATCCTCAGCTTCGAGCACTGCATCACCTTCAGCAACGGACACACCCTCTACATCCTCACGCAGGACGGCAACAGCCGCGGACCCAACGCCGACTACAACATCACCGATGAAGCCCTGACACTGGACAAGGAACAGTTTGACCAGGAGGTGGCACCGACGAACCGGGGCAATGAACACATCTTCGGGCGGCTGTCTGAGCAACCGCTGGCCAAGCACCACGGCAACACGTTCCTCTCCAGTATGCCCTACGAACCCTCGCAGCGGTGGCTGCTGGAACCGGCCAAATACTACGAGGAAGAACGCGGCATCGTGCTCTTCGACACCTGGAACCGCATCGTGAAACTGCAGATGCAGCTCATCGATGCGAAGGAGGTGGGCGACACGGCGCAGTTCCGCGAGATATGGAACGAGGCGGTGCGTCTGCGCAGGACTATACAGCCCTTTGTCAGCAAGGACGGCACGCTGTTCATGCTGGCCTCCATCTTCGACAACATTGCCAACGTGGGCATGGCCTACATCGTCAACCAGTACAAGGTCATGGCGAAGCTGCAGTTCATGATCGAGATCCTGAACTTCGTGGTCGATAAGATTGACCACTGCTACTATCAGCTCACGGATCAGCACAAATACTACCACGCCGACAACGATGCATTCATCCGCGACTTTGCAGAGGACACAGATTTCTCTTGGGCGAAGCTGGCCGACCGGGACAGCCGCATGGATGCAGACTGCAACCCATCGGAGCCGCTGGAGATCTGCTTCGACTGGGGCAGCAGCGCATCCTTCATGGAGGTGGCACAGCCCTCGCACTTCGACTGGAGCACGCGCACGCTCATGCCCGACCGTATCGTGGATAACACCATCAACGAGTTCTTCGTCAAGCGCGAGGAGCTGGCAGACACCGAGGTCAACGCCCTCGTGGACCAGTTCTGCCATTACTACCGCCACCACACCAACAAACTCCTCTTCTTCTTCCGCGACCGCTACGGCGATGCCCACCGCGCCAACAGCCGACGCACCTACAACGAGCTGGCCATTGCACGACTCCAGCAGAACGGATGGACGGTGCAGACACGCACGCACAGGGGAATGGAACCGCCGCAGCATGACAAGTATCTCCTGTGGTCATACATCCTCGCAGAGACCGACCGCCGCTTTCCCGTCAAGCGCTTCAACGCCCAGCGCTGCAAGTATATCCTCATATCCATGAACAACACCCGCGTCCGGCAGTCGCCCTCCACCGGCCGCTTCGAGAAGGACAAGCGATCTGAGCGCAACGACAGCATCCTGCCCGAGGAAGCCACACACTTCGGCGACGTCGTGGACAAACGCATCTGGACCAAGTACGGCGACCTGCTGAAGCAGCAATACTCGTTCGTGGATGTTCGGGTGTGACGTGGACAGATTTCTCAATTTTCACTCTTCCTCCCCGCTTCCCTGCTACCTTGCTACCCCGTGACGTGAGTTGCGGGGTTTCTTGTTTCATAGGCCCTGATGCCAGGACTCCCCCGGTGCTGAGTTCTGGGTGCTGTGCGGCCTGTGTTGGTGCGCGGCAGTTTGCCCGCCGTGTCCCCCGCCCCCGTCAGCTGCGGCAAGGGGGGAGGGTGCCCGTCATATTTCCTGTATGACTGTGTTTCGGGCTGCGGCACAGCTTAGGGCGCGTCGGGCTTGGCAGCCAGAAAACAGCCTCTTTTCACAAGTTCAAGAGGCTGTTTCCTATCAGATTCAGGGGGTTGTATTTCTTATAACATTCATTAACATCTTGTCATCATCGCACCGTGACTGCGTTTTCGCAAGTCACCCTGCGCCGCTCCCAGGGCGTTGGAAGCGGCGCAGAGGTCTTCATACCGTTGCATTTGGGGGTTGTATGATAGAATATTGCACTTTTGTTATATTTTTATTCAATATTATTTGGTGGTTTGTAGCAAAAGTGCTATCTTTGCACCGTCAAACCGAAAGGGGAGACAAAAAGTGTTCTTAAATTTTATGTAAGATGTCAGTCAATGAATTGACAAGAAGACTAAGAGAAGCGGGATGCTTCATCTTACGTCATGGACGACGGCACGACATCTGGTATAGTCCCATTACGGGAAAGACAGACAGAGTGTCCAGACATCCTAGCCAAGAGGTCAGAAATGGCACAGCGGCTAGCATTCTCAGAAATTTGCTCGGGCTTTAAGCCCGGGCATTTCGGGAATGAGTTCAAGCTGGCATACATGAGATGGCGGAACACTTTTTCAACTTGATTATGACACAGAAAGTTACTATACAAGTAGAGAAACAACCCGGCGAGAAAAATTTCACCTGCTATATGGTGGAGTCATTGCCGGACTTCGGACTTACAGGCTATGGCAAGACAGCCCGTGAGGCTATCAATGACCTCTATGAGGGCCAGAAAGAGACACGTGAGGCACTGGCAGAAATGGGCAAGACAATGCCTGAACTGGAATTTACGTTCAAGTTCGATGTCGGCTCATTTTTCAGCTATTACGACTGTCTGAACATCGCTGGCGTGGCTCGCAGGGCTGGCATCAACGCTTCGCTTATGAGGCAGTACGCTGCAGATGTTCACCGCCCAAGCCCAAAACGGATGGCACAAATTGAGCAAGCTGTCCATGATATGGCAGAAGAACTTCATGCCGTCGCCCTCGGGCAATTCGGCTGACATTTTTAAGAACACTTTTGAGTCCCCTGCGCCGGGAGGCGCGGGGGATTTTTCCAGAAAACAAACAAATTCTAACCCCAGTAATCATGGCAACACTCCTCATCATCGCTGGCATAGTACTCTTCATCCTCGGAATGGGAAGGAAGCGGTCACACCGTGAGCCGGATTTCCCTTTCGACAATCCGAGGAAGATGAGGGTGGGGGATAAGGAATATTGGGTATAATCTATGTCATATAAATAAAAACTAAGGATCCTATGTCTATGACCATTACCTTCGGCAACTTCAACGACCCGACTAAGAATCTTGACGAGAAGTTACTTCCTCGTAACTCTTTCCTCCCCGAAGATGATAACCGGGATTTTGCTCTCGACATTCCTTTCGCGGAGCAAGGCATCAATTTTGTTGCCATAGATTTAGAAACCGCCACAGATGAACGAAATTCCATCTGCGAGATAGGCATCACCGTTGTAGAGAACTCGCGTGTAAAGGAGAGTCGTTCATGGCTCGTTCAACCACCAGGCAATTTTTACTATCCATTCAATATTGAAATTCATGGCATAAAGCCGGAAGACACTGCCAACAGTCCCCACTTTCAAGAGGTCTGGCAGGAAGTGCTTCCGTATGTTCAGGGGAAGGTGATAGTGGCGCATAACACCTCCTTCGATGCATACGTCCTTCGTGATAGCTTCCTGTGGAATGATATGGCTTTCCCCTGTTTCCCCTTCTTCTGTTCATACCGAATATCCACACGGGTCGTGAAGGATTGTTATAGCTATTCATTGCCATACGTCTGCGAAGCTGTGGGTATTGAGTTCGGCCACCATCATCGTGCAGAAGGTGATTCCAAAGGCTGCGCTGAGCTGTTCTTGAAACTAATAGAGTTGTCAGAAGCAACGTCATTTGTTAACCTTCAAGAGACGTTGGATTTCCGATGCGGACGTTTCTCTGATAAGTACTTTCGTCCGCAGCTTGCCAACCATAAACGTAAGACCAAAGTCTGTGACATCGTAGGAGATCCATCCAAGGTGGACGAGGGAAGTTACTTCTATGGAAAGGTCGTCTGTTTCACAGGCAAATGTCTGTATGGCACTAGGGCTGAGTTGCAACAGAAGATTGCCGACATTGGCGGCTATCCAGCCCAGAGTGTCACGAAGGAAACAGACATCCTCGTCGTGGGGCAACAGGACTACCGCATTGTTGGCGACAGCGGCATGAGCGGAAAGCAGAAGAAAGCCATGCAACTCAAGGATGCAGGAGCGGAAATAGAAATCATGTCTGAGCAGGAATTTCTTACAAACTTATGATATTCTTGTCAGTTTTTATTTATTTATCCGAAATTCATAGGCGGGAAAGTAATTTTTCCCGCTTTTTCTTTGCAGTTCCGCAGAAAGTCCTTACCTTTGCTCCCGCTAAAACAATTTGAGCCTTCGGGCTTCCGTCGAGCACCGGTCACCTGCTCACTCCCTCGGTGGGCATTTCTTATGCCCACACGAGGAGCTCCTCTGAAAGGGGAGTGGTACATAAAGGCGGCTGCCTACCCATCTAAGTATTTGCTCCTCGGAGCCGAGCTCAGATTGTTTTAGCGAACGGGGTATGGCAGCCGTTTCTCTGTCTGTAACGCTAAAACAATCTGAGCAATGGAAACAACATCCATGAACCTGGGCTATCAGCCCGCAAGTTCCCTTGAATGGGAAGAAAGTGAGAGGAGTGCTAATCAAATAGCACTGAATGCAATTAAATCAATGCTGATTGCTGCGATCAGTCATGTGGAGGTTGCAGTGAAGGCGCATCGCGAGGCGGTGGGCGGCGTGTCGCTCGTGGCAGGGCTGGCACTGGCCACCGGTGCCGACACCCTCCCGCAGGCGCTGCTGACGCTGGCCGCCTTCGCCGTGGCGGGTGCGTGCCTCCATGAAGAGGGGGAGAAAGGAGGTGAGGTATGAATGAGATGAAGTTGACGGCTTATGGCCACGAGGTGGTCATCACCGAGGAAATGGCCGATGTGCTGGAGGCTCTGGCCGAAGATGACTGGGCAACGGTGAGGGACATGGTGGCTTTCGCTGACGTGGTGTCTTCATCCATCTCCATGAATGGTACATACAGCCCTTCTGATGAAGGTTTGAAACACGCGATGATGATATCCAAGGATATCAAGTTTTTCATGAGTAAAATGATAGGAGACCAACGCTATGAGCAATTCCAGTAAGAAACAGGGCGCAGCCGCCAAGGGCGGGGATGCGCTGAGCGACAAGGAGCTGTTCCGGAAGATGATCGAGAGTCTGTATCAGCCGAGGGAGGATATTCCGGGGGGCAAGCAGCTGATGACGAGCCGGGATCTGCAGTACCGCTTCCGGGATATGTGCACGGTGAGCGTGAGCACGGTGGCGGAGGTGATGCAGGAGCTGGGGTACGGTTTCTGCTTCGCGCTGGGGATCCCTTACTGGGAGGTGTATGACCTGGTGGAGTGACCGCGCGATTACGCGCGGCACCCGACCGCTGCGCGGCGGAGGATGGCTGCGCGGCGGTGGACAATAGTGCATTTTTTACATTTGGGGCCGTCCTGCGTCGTGATGATGCGGGGCGGCTCTTCTGTCCCATGGCAGGTGGGCTGCTGTGTATTACCTTTGCAGCAGCCATATAAGGTTAAGGTTAGTAAAATGGTTTATGATGGAAGGGTGCCGCCCGCGACGGGTAGCACTCTTTTTCTGTCCCACGCGGATTGTGGCTATACAGCTTATCTTTGTGGCATGAAACGTACACCTTATTATATATAGTATGTCAGAGAAGCTGCCATCATACGAGGAAGCCCGGCGCGAGGCCGCCAGCCGCAGGGAGCTGAAGGAGCGATGCCGGTTCTGCTCGGTGGTGTTCTGCATCACCTTCGCGGTGGCGTTGGCGCTGATCATCGGCGGCTTCTTCGTGCCTCCCATGGGGATCATCGACGGGAGTGTGCTGACGGCCGTGGGTGAGCTGATTGTGTTCCCGGCCCTGGCCTTCGGGATGCGTGCTGTGGAGCTGGGCTATGACCTGCGGGTGAGCAAGGGTGATGCGAGCATGGTAATCTCCAACGATAAAGACAATGGCAATGAAGAGTGAAAGAATCTTGAACATCTTGCTGGCTGCCATGGTGCTGCTGATGGCATGGACGCTGGCCGATCACGAGGACTGCATCCTCGGCGATCATACCTCAGAGCCTCCCATCGTGGAGCTGCGCATTGATACGGTGTGGGTGCATGACACGATAGAGACGCCCGGTCCCGTGGCGGTAAGGGAAGAGGTGCGCGAGGTCCCTGCCAGGGTGGACACCGCTGCCATCGTGCAGCGGTACTTCACGGCCCGCACACTGTCCGACACCTTCCGCCTGCGGGACGTGGCCACCGTGCGCATCACCGATGAGGTGTTCCGGAATGACATCGTGAACCGCACCATAGACTATGACCTGGCCACACTCGATGTTTCTTTACAGAGCTGGAAGCCTCGGGTCACGCCCGCACGCCTGGCGCTGAACGTAGGCGTGCAGCTGGGAGGCGGGCAGGCGGCGCTGATGGCCGGGCTCCGCTACAAGCGGACCGAGTTTGCCGGATGCTATGACCTGTGTCTGCATGCTCCCAGCATCATCCTCAAATATGATCTGTGGCAATGGCAATAGCAACGAGCATCGATAGCAGCTACTTCGTCCTGGACACACCGGACGTGCGGTGGACTGGTGCCGCCGCGGGCAGGAAGGTCACAGTGACCATCACGCCCGCCAACGGCACGGCGGTCTCCTTCACCGAGGGCTACACGCCGGACGCCGATGGTGCCGTCACCCTGCGCGGGCTGGCGGCCCTGCTGCAGCCCTACGTGACGCCGTGCCCCACGCCCCTGCGCCCGGAACTGCTGACCACCTCCGGCGTGTGGCTGGCCACCGTGACGCGCGCCGCGTGGTCGGCACAGCTCTATGACGGCAGCACGCCCGCCGCACCCGTCGGAGCACCCTTCCAGTCCTACGCCTACTACGCCAGCCAGCGCACCGACAGCCGCCCGGGCAGTGCCGCCTTCTGGCTCACGCGCTACACCGACCGCATCATCACCCCCGAGCAGCCCATGGTGGCGGCGTTCTTCCTCACCGCCGACACGCTGGCGGCCCGCCTCCGGGTCTTCCACGTCGATGCCGAGGGGGCCATCCAGACCCAGACCGTGGCCGTGACCATCGGACAGGATGCCGTCTGTGGCACGCCACCCGCCTACGCCGCCGTGCTGCACTACACCCTCTCCGCCGTGGCCACCGCCGCAGAGGTCACCGCCGACAGCATCCGCATCGTGGATTTCCAGCTGCTGCGCAGCGGCACCGTCATCGACAGCGTCCGCTTCCGCATCGACCGCGCGCACCGCCCCCAGCTCCGCCTCGTGGCCTTCACCAACTGCTTCGGGATGCTGGAGACGGAAGCCCTCACGGGTGCCGACGAGCGCACCACGGAGATGTCGGCTGATTTCGCCTGGATGGATGACGAGTACGAGAAGACCGCCCAGCAGGAGGTCACCACCGAACGCCTCTGTGCCGGGCACGTCACCGAGGTGCAGCGGGCGAGTCTGCGCGACCTCGCCGCCTCGCCCGAGGTCCGTCTCTTCCACGAGAACGGGGAGAGCTGCTTCGAGCGCATGACAGTCACCGCCACCGAGATGCATGACCACCGACCGCGCACACAGCCGCAGACGGCCTACGTCACCCTGCGCCGCAGTGCACGGCACCAGGAGGTGGTCAGCCGCACGGGCGACACGGGCGACAACCGGGACCGCATCTTTGACTACACCTTTGATGAAACTTTCAACTGATTATATAATGAATCACCACAGATTTCACAGATTAAACAGATTCCTTACAACTCCTAATCCGTGTAATTGTGATATGAATTTCACAGATTTCCTTCACTCAATCCGTGTAATCTGTGTAATCTGTGGTTTGTGTAAGAGCTTATATGGAACAACAGAAAGAACCTATTTTCAGAAGTCAGGTGCTGGACGAGCTGGACGTGCGGTATCGTCCAGACGGCCGGCGACGCATCTTCAGCATCAAGTTCGTGACGAAGGAAGGGAAACTGATCTTCTTTCCCCAAGCCTACGCCTGCGGTGCCGGGCGCATGAACAACAAGGTCTTCCGCGTGCGCGGCATCCAGGCGTGCGACTGTCAGGGCAACCCCGAGCGCGGCATCCATGTCTATCCCGTGAGAATCTTTAACATCATCCAGTACAATGGACATCCTGTTCAATAAAGAGGGCACGCCCCTGATGATGCAATCCACCGCCGTCTTCGGCGAGAGCACCGGGCGCCCGGCTAACTACGAGGTGAAGAAGCGCGACATCCTCGCGCCCTTCGAGAGCCTGCGCACCACCTACACCGAGTGGCGCGGCCACCGCATCCTGGAATGGGGGGAGGGCAACGACTTCCCGCTGAAGGCTGCCAAGGTGGTGAGCGAGACGAGCGTGCTCAATACGGGTCTGCGGTTCCTGCGCAACCTCACCCTCGGCCAGGGGCTCTTCGCCTGTCGCGTGGTGGGCTATGACGAGAAGGGCAACGAGCAGCTGCAGCCCGTGGATGACCCCAAGCTGGCCGCACTCCTTGGCAGCCGCATGGTTCGCCGCTACACAGAGAACGCCAGCCGTGACTACTTCAAGTTCGGGTGCTCACCCGTGGAGCTGGTGCCGGACGCCACGGGCCAGCGCATCGCGGGGCTGAATGCCATCAACGCCCTCTACACCCGCTTCACCGTGCCCGACGCCATGGGACGTTGCAAGTGCATCGTGTCCGGCTGCTGGCCGAACCTCCCTGCAACGACGGAAGACGATCAGCCGCGCGTGCTGGACACGCTGATGGACTACGACCCCCAGCTGGAGTATGACACGCGCTTCCTCCAAGGCCGTCTGAAGCAGCCGCTGGTGTATGCGCTGCGTGACAGCTGGAGCAACCACGCCGTCTATAGCGAACCCGTGTGGCTGCCCGCCTACGTGCTGGGGTGGATTGACATCGCCCAGCAGGTGCCGAAGTTCCTGAAAAAGGCCTATGAGAACCAGATCTCGTGGAAGTGGCACGTGCAGATCCCGTACTCCTTCTGGGACCGTCGCTTCCCGCTTCAGGACTACCAGCAGCTTGGTACCGAGAAGCGCAAGGCGGACATCCAGAAGTACATGGACGACGTGGAGCGCAACCTGACGGGCGTGGAGAATGCCGAGAAGCCGCTGATGACCATGTACGCCATCAACGAGGCCAACGGCAAGGTGGAGGAGGAGTGGAAGATCAATGCCCTGGATAACAAGTACAAGGGCGGCGAGAACCTCGTCACCTCAGCAGCTGCCAACTCGGAGATCCTCTTCACCCTGGGCGTGAACCCCAACGTCTTCGGCGCGGGTATGCCGGGCGGCACGTATGCAGGGAATCAGGGCGGCAGCAACATCCGCGAGGCGTTCCTGGTGAACATCGCCAATGCCTGGGTGGATCGCCAGAACCTGCTCGATCCTGTGTATCTGCTCCTGCGCTCGTGGGGCTACGCCGAAGACATCCAGCTCCGCTACCGCAACACCATCCTCACCACCCTCGACAGCGGCGCAGGAACCAAGAAAACCCTGAGTTAACCGTAAATCGTCAAATCATAAATTCCACAGATGTTCTTTAGCAGTCATAATTGGGACAACGGCCGGGAGATGAACAGTATCATCCCCGTCTCTTCCGCACTCAGTTTCGAGAAGGTGCAATCCTCCCTCCAAGCCGCCGATGACCTCTACCTCACACCCCTCTTCGGCTCCACCCTAATGGCCACCCTTGAAGCCCTCTACACCGCTTCTGTTACGGTTCCTGAGAGTCCTGTTACGGTTCCTGAGGGTTCTCCCGAAGGCACAGAGCACACCGCATCTTCCCCCTCCCTTCTCCTCCGCCTCCTGCAAGCCGCAGAAGCCAACCTGGCTTTCTACACCAACTTCGATGCCCTCCAGCTCCGCATCACCGACCAGGGCTTCCAGCGGCAGCAGACAGAGAACTTCGGCAGCCCCTACAAGTACCAGGAAGACCGGCTGCGCCAGACCTTCAAGAACCGTGGCTTCAATGCCATTGACCGCATCCTTGACGTGCTGGATGCACAGTTCACCGAGTTGGAAGGCTACGCAGACATGCCCGCCCGCTGCACCACCCGCACGGACATCGTGCAACGCACCGCCGAGGTCAACGCCGCCCATTTCATCAACAACTCGCGCCTGGTCTTCCTGCGCCTGGTGCCCATCATGACGGCCATCAGCCACAACGAACTGCGCCCCCTCATCGGCTGGCAGCTCTACAACGCCATGCAACAAGCCCTCGAAGCCGGAACAGCGTCGGTGCCCGTCGGTTTTCCCGACGGGAATGCCTCCCCCTCAACCGCCCCCGATGGCCCGCACCCCGCCCGCACCTTCGACGAATTGCGCTGCCAGTGCATCCCCTTCGTGGTGAAGAAAGCCGTGGCGCAGCTCATCCGCGAGACGGGCTCCCTCACCGACCGCGGCCTCTATTTCATCGCCACCGCTGCCGCCAGCTCCGAGAACATCACCGCCACACCCGCCACGCGCCGCGAGGCTCACGATGCCGCCGCCACCGCTGAGACCCAGGCACGAGCCGCCGCAGATACGCTGATGGCCTTCATCGAATGGAAGTGGCCCGAATACTTCCCCGGTCGCCCCAGCGACGTCTTCAAACGAGACAACGACAACAAGAAAACTTTCTGGGCATGAAAGAAATTACATTTGAATACCGCCAGAACTGGCGGAAGAAAACACAGACAGTCAACATCCCGTCCTCCCTTTCCGAGGCCAGCACCCGCCAGTTCCTGGTACTGCTGGCATTCTCGCAGGGACGCATCACCGAGGAACAGTTCTTTCAGATGTTCTTCGAGGTGACGGAAAAGGTGCTGGCACAGCTGGACCCCTATCAGCTTTATGTGATTGCGGAGCAGCTGCGCGGGCTGTGGGATATTACACAGTGCGACCACCTGATTATCGGGGAACTGACAGTGGCCCCGCTGAAAGAGGAAGGGCGCAAGTCACGCATCGGTAAGTGGAAGCTCGTGGCTCCAGGCCGCCAGCTGAAGGGCATGTCTTTCCAGCAGTTCATGACCGTGGATCAGTTCTACCAGTGGTATATCTACACGGGCAAGCAGACCTACCTCATGGCGATGGTGGCCGCGCTGTATATAGAAAAGGGAAAGGAGTTCCAGGACACCGACATCGGCTCCGTCTCACAGCGGCTGGAAGATTCTCCACACCGCTGGCTCTGCGAGGGGCTGGCCTTCAACTGGAGCATGATCCGTGCCTGGCTCTCCTCCGCCTATCCACACCTCTTCCCCACCGCAGACCCCGCCACCCCACGGTCGGGTGAGGCGCGTACACGCGCCGTGAAATCCCGTCCCGGCTCCTGGCTCAACATCTTCGACAACCTCGTGGGCGACGACCTCACCCGCATAGAGACCTACCGCACACTCCCCTGCATGGATGTCATCCGCATCATCAACCGTCGCATCAAGGAGCAGAAGAAATGACTCCCCTCGAATACTTTCAGGCACTGGCCACTGAGCATACGCTGGTGGGTCACAGTGAGGATCATCCTCATTTCGCGTACACCATGGACGATGCCGCGACGCTGATGGCGCGCCGTCTGGAGTACCCTGCTCTGTTCCTGGACGCCGGTGACCTTCAGGTGACGGGCGGCCCCGGCAATGAGCTTCTGGCACGCTCGTACACGCTGGCCGTGGTGACGCATGTGCAGGACAGCGGGAGCACTGCGGAGGTGGAGTCGGCCTTCGGGTTGACGGAAACGATCCTGACGGATGTGCTGGCCCGTATGGTCCGCGACAAGCGTATCGGCACGCAGCCCGTGTCGCGCTTCTCTCCCCTGGGCGCCGAGGGACACCGTGTGGAACTGTCGGAGGCGGGTCTGTACGGCTGGGTTCTTTTCTTCTCGCTGACGAGTTCCCTTTCCACCCTTAACTGCAACGAACATTTCAAATCATGAGCGAAACAAGAGAATCACTGAAGGCCCTTGCCGGCGAGATCCGTCAAGAGACCGCTCCCTCCGCGAACACGGCCGAGAAGATCGGTTCGGCATTGGAAGGCATCATAGACTACGCCGCCGAAGCGAATGTCACGCTGGCGGCAAGATTTTCCACGGAGCAGTCTACGCGCTCGGCCGCCGACACGGCCCTTGAGGAGCGCCTCTCCACGGAAAAAAGCCGTGCTGAAGGTGCTGAAAGCACGCTGCGCGAAGCATTAGAGACGGAGCAGACGGTTCGCTCGGCCGCCGACACGGCACTGCAGACATCCCTCTCGACCGAGCAGCGCCGTGCGGAGGGGGTTGAAGGCACGCTACGCCGCGACCTCACGGCGGAGCAGTCGGCGCGCGTGGCCGCCGACACGGCACTGCAGACATCCCTCTCGACCGAGCAGCGCCGTGCGGAAGGCGTTGAAGGCACGCTACGTGAAGACCTCGCGACGGAACAGGCTACGCGCGCGGCCGCCGACACGGCACTGCAGACATCCCTCTCGACCGAGCAGCGCCGTGCGGAAGGTGCTGAAAGCATGCTGCGTGACGCATTGGCGACGGAGCAGTCGGCACGCGAGGCCGTCGACACGGCACTGCAGACATCCCTCTCGACCGAGCAGCACCGTGCGGAAGGCGTTGAAGGCACGCTGCGCGAAGACCTCACGGATGAGCAGTCGTCGCGCTTGGCTGCCGAAACGGCACTGTCGGCAACGCTTGAGCAAGAGAGCTCCCATCGGATGAGCCGCGAGACCGTGCGCTTTGACGGTTTCCAGCTTTGCCCTGACGCGACGGACAACAGCCCCCATAAGCCTGAAGCCATCTACTTTGACGGTTCGAAGAACCAGTTTGTAGGTCTGAGGAACGGTGTCTACTACACGTCGTGGCCGGATTCTGTCCGTCTCTACAATGCCGACTCCCACCGCATCTACGAAGACAAGGTCTACCTGTTCGGTGGGCGCACGTATGTTTGGGACGGCAGCACGCTGTCCGACAGTGTGTCCGGAGAGGCTACCGCCCGCGAGGCCGCCGACGCAAGCCTGAGCGCTTCGCTGGCGCATGAAATTGAGACCCGCTCGCAAGAGTACACGGCTCTGACATCAGCCGTCAGCCTTGAACGAGATACTCGTGAGGCGGCTGACACGGCTCTGGAGGGCCGCATTGCGGGCTTAGAATCGGTGAGCGTCATCACCAATGAAGAGATGGACGCGGTGCTTGGCGGTCCTCTTGCGGTTTACTTGGCGGATGCCAACGGGAATGCCGTTCTGGACGAAAACGGAAACCCAATAGAGATTATAGAATAATATGCAATACTATGATAGCGCGAACAAGAAAAGTCCAGCTGACAATAGAAGAGTTAGGCACTCTGTTGACTGGCTATACAGACAATGGCAAAGTAGATACCATTCCCGAAATCATAGATGCATTTGAGAGTGGTTCCGACCCTATTGACATGCAGCCTTTAACAAATATAGAGATAGAAAACATTATAAACAGTTCAGTAGATTTTGATTGATTATGGCAAAGAGTTATTTAGACAGTAATGGTCTGCTCTACTTCTGGGGCAAGATCAAGAGTCATGTTTCGGGTCTTCTTGCTGGCAAGCAGGACACCATCAATGACCTTGCGGACATCCGCAGTGGTGCTGCCAAGGGTGCCACAGCATTGCAGGAAGAGACAGACCCTGTGTTCAGTGCGAGTGCTGCTGCTGGTATTCAGAGCAGTGACATCACCAACTGGAACAGCAAGACCTCCAACGTGGGTACTGTGACCAAGGTGAAAATCAATGGTACGGAAAAGAGTCCCAACAGCAGCGGTGTGGTGGATGTAGGCACGGTGCTTACTGCCCATCAGGACATTTCTGGCAAGGCAGACAAGAGTGAGATGAGTGTGAGTGAGAGTGGTGACAGCACTACCATCACCTTGAAGAGCGGTACTTCTGCCACTGTACTGAAGGAGCACCAGGACATCAGCGGAAAGGCTGACAAGAGTGCCACGGTATCCACTGTGGCCTACAACACTACCAGCAAGAAGATTCAGAAGACCATCAATGGCAACACTACCGATGTGGTGGCAGCAGCCAAGATTGTTGAGGATGGCGGCGGTGTGACTGACATTAGCGGGAAGGTGGACAAGACCACTACTGTGAATGGTCATGCGCTGAGTGGCAATGTGACTGTGACCAAGAGTGACGTGAGCCTTGGCAATGTGACCAATGATGCACAGGTGAAGCGCACTGAGATGGGTGCCGCCAATGGTGTGGCCACGCTGGGCAGTGACGGCAAGGTGCCTTCTTCTCAGCTACCCTCTTACGTTGATGATGTGATTGAGGCTTACGCAAGGAGCGGGCAGACAGCCCTTAGTCAGAACTGGCTGGCCACTGGCAGTGCAAGTGGCACAGTTATTACCCCTGAGACGGGCAAGATTTATGTGCTGATGGCAGATACTACAGATTATGCTGCCAATACTCAGTTCCGCTGGAGTGGCAGTGCCTATGTGAAGCTGAATGACGGTGGTGTGAGTGCCATCACTAATGCTGAGATAGATACTATTGTCGCATCTTAAAGAGGTTGCGTTATGGTAGAGTATCTTGATAAGACTGGGTTGACCTACCTGTGGGGGAAGATAAAGGCTCTTATGGGCAGTTATCTTCCTCTTACAGGCGGCACTGTAACAGGTGTGATAAACCTTATAGGAAATAATGCAGTTGCCACGGATGCCACCAAAGGTATAAATTTCAAGAACTCAAATGACACTCAAGTTGGCCATATAGGTGCATCATCTTTATTTGGGCTTTACAGCTCAGGCAGGATAGTTATCAGGCCCAATGGCGGCACAACTTCTGGAATTGGCCTTGAACTTGAAAGTACTACGGATAACTGTTATCTGAATGGCAGCAATCTCCTTACAGCTTCAAATACTTCTGTTACCAAAGATGGTGACACGCTGACTGTCAAGGTGAACAATACTTCACAGAGCATTTCGATTCCTTCTGCCATTACTGATGAGGAAATGGATGCCGTGCTTGCAGAAGATGAGGAAGAAGAGGAGGAAGAGACTGTATCTGAGTGAGGCGGGACTGGAAGCCCCTGACAATTAACGAAAGAAATAATAAACATAATAATATGAGTTACACAAATAGAACATTTACTTGGGACTTTGATGCCCTGAAACGCTTCTATGAGCGTTATATCGTGAAGTGGATTAACAGTGCCGTGAGCTGGACTGAGGCACAGAAGACACAGGCAAGGGCTAACCTTGGCTTGGGTGACGGGAGTATTGACAGTGAGCCTACATTTGGAAGCAATAACATTGTGACGAGTGGCGGGGTGAGTGACAGTGTTTTTGAGGTCAGTACTGTGGCACTTGATACTAAGACGGAGAACAAATTTTTCACTATAGGCGGTACAGAAACTGATACTGATGTTTCAGATATATATCTTTACAGTATTGGCGGGTCTGCGGTTCTGTACATCTGTATGCCCCAGTGGATATTGCCGCAAGACACTACAGTTAATCCTATTGCCTTTATAGACAGTTCTGGTGACTACGTAGGCAGGGTTGAGATAGACTTGTCGAATGAAAAGCAACACGTTTTCTGTGTGTCACCCGATGATGCCGCCCAATTGGTGATAAGCAATCCCAAAACTGGCTTCACGCCTGTTGTGAAAGCAGTGAAATTTGACCTGGACGGACTTGCCAAGTTCAACCGAGGCATCATCAGCCCTTCCGTCATCGATAACAATAAATTCGTATCATATAATACTGGAAACATCAGTGCTTCCACTAATAGTTATGCAGCAACATATCCTGTCTCGTCTGGCAACATATTGTGTGTGGATGCTGTTGATACTGCAGCAAATGCGGCAGTTGTCTCTTTCTATAGCGGTACTCCAGGTATGGCAACCTATATGAAAGACTTTTCCATACAAGGAGGGGGCACGACAGGAAAGAGGAAGCTGCTTGTTGCAGTTCCCCGTGGTGCCCAGTATATGCTGCTGACGGGCAAAATATCGAATAAAGCGACCAACGGCGTGTCATACATAGAAAGCATTGAAATTGAAAAGTACCTGCTGAATCTGCCAAGCTACGTGCAGCTTGGCACGGCCCTTCAGACCTTAGAGGAAACTGTTGAGGCGATAAGCGGCAGCATTGATGCCTACATAAGGACAGAAGGGGTGGAAACAAACTACGCTGAGTCTGATTTGCTTGGCGGCTGGTACAGGACACACAAGCCTGAAGGAATAGACATAGGGTCAAGCTACGACCCTGTCAGGATTGCGCCTGATAGCACCGATTACAAGAGTCTGAAATTAGAGGTGAAACAAGGCGATGTGATAACCATCTGTACCAGTACCAGTACCAACAGCAGCGCAAGAGCCTACATACTGACTGACGCAGAACATGTTATTACAGAATGGTCAGTAGCAGCGGCAGACTTGACAACGCCAGTTACTATAGATATACAGTCTGACGGTTATCTTTATGTAAACATGATTGTGGCAGCCATGTCTGGCCATACTTTCAGCGTTGATGTAGTCAGGCAGGTTGAGTCTGGGAAAATGGTTGAGTTAGAGGAAGATGTGCAGGAGTTGCAGGAGCTGGTTGTTCCTGATGACAGTAATCCTCTGTCAATCATAAGGGAAACGGCAGGGCTTGTTCCCATCATACATAAGATAGGCGTGATAGGTGCTTCTCTTTCCAGCGGCTACATCAACATAACCACTGAGACAGAGGAGGACCTGACCGATTACTGGAAGGAATACTCATGGCCTCAAATGATGGCACATCTTTGCGGTATTACCTGTTATAATTTCGGTCAGGGCGGCTTCTTCTGCAAGAGGTGGCTGGATAACGTTGGTGGCTATTATAATGAAATGGCAGAAGCTGGCAAGGAATGTGATGCCTACATTATTGGCTTTGCTGTCAATGACCAAGGCAAAGCGGATTATCCACTTGGCACCATAGCTGATATAAACATTGGCAATGAAGCGGCCAATGCAGCTTCTTACTATGGATATTTTTCCAAGGTTATAGCAAGATGTCATTCTGTCATGCCAAGGGCTTACCTGTTCTTGCAAACGAACAATTATAAAAAAGAAACCCTCGAAGGATATTACCAAGCCCAGCGAGATATATGTGATGCCTACCGTTCTGCGGGGTATAACATATACATGATAGACTGTGCCCAGTACGGCAAATCCTTCACGGAACTTACACAGAATGGTATGGCGAGGTCAGCACATTGTGTCCCCAGCGGCTATTTGTATATGGCGTATGAGGTATGCACCTATATAGACTGGATTATCAGGCATAACATGGATGATTTCATGGATATTGCCTTTGTGCGCAAGGCTGTTGAGTATGACCCATCTGGAACACCGATAAACCCATGAGACAGATCACACATATCTTCGTGCACTGTACGGCGGGGGCGCAGACGCAGACGGTGGGGGACCTGCTGGCAGAGTTCAGGCGCAAGGGGTGGAAGAAACCCGGCTATCACTATGTGGTGTTCCCCAACGGCACGGTGCAGCAGCTGCTGGCGGAGGGCAAGGTGGCGAATGGAGTGCGGGGCTACAACCAGACGGGCATCCATGTGGCCTACGTGGGCGGCATCGATGCGCAGGGCCGAGCCGTCGATAACCGCACACCCGCACAGAAGGAGAAAATGCGCACGTTGCTGAAGATCCTGCACCAGCGGTATCCCGCCGCCCGCATCCTCGGACACCGCGACATCAGCCCGGACAAGAACGGGAACGGACGGGTGGACAGGTGGGAGCGCATCAAGGAATGCCCTTGCTTCGATGCGATGGAGGAGTACCGGGACATCTGACACACACACGCTGCGCGGGCGACCCATGGTGAGGTCGCCCGCGCAATGTATAATATATAATATATAAGAGGTGTGTCAGCGGTTCTCAACGAGTTCCAAGCCCTGTGCACGGTAGAAGGGGAACTTAGTGTCAGAGCTGATCAGCGTCATGTGGTGTGCGATGGCTTGGGCGATGATGAAATGATCAACGGGGTCGCGGTGGTCTTGCGCCTCGTTGATGTGCAGATCTGCCAGCTGACGAAGGACGTGGGCGTCTGGGTAGTCGATGGCGATGGCATAGTCCTGAAGGACGTAATCTATCAGGGCACGCTCAGTGCGGAACTTTTTGCTCAAAGTTCCTTTCGCACGATACAGCGTGACCAGTTCGTGCACACTTTCGGCACTGAGATAGAGAAGATTTTCTGCATCTTCTAATATGGATATGACATCATTGGTCAACCTGTCAGGTTCGTTGACCATATAGACATAGATGTGTGTGTCGAGGAGAAGACGCATAGTTGAGGAAGTTATTTGGTAGTGTCCTCGACCCAGCAGTCATCTTCCTTCAGCCACTCTATGGTAGCTTCATCGAGACCTGTCTGCATGGGTGCATAGTGCTCCCAAAATTCCTTCGCCTTTTGTTCCTTTTCTTGCTTGCTCATATTTATTAGTTATTTGTTAGTTTGGCGGGACAAAGGTAATGCTTTTCAGACCACTCTTGCAAGTTTTACTGCAAAAATTGTTGCTTTTCCCTCACTTTTTCCCCTGTTTTCCTTGCATATATCGGAGATTATGCCGTACTTTGCAGCGTCAAATTCATAGTTGCGGCATCAAGAAGCCGCCAGCCTATACCCACAAGCTGGCTATTTTTATGCCCATACCCCTTATCAAAATTCTCAAACCCTTTGAGAGCTGCACCGTGTCGGGTAGCCGAAAGGCCCTGGGGTTTTCGCAACTATGAGACCTGACAGCGCGTAGTGCAGCTTCTCTTTTTGTCAAATTCATAGTTATGGAAACAAAATTCCAACCCCAGGCCTCAGAGGCCACCACGCAGGGGAGCCAGGTTCCCGCTGCCGGAGAGTTCACAACCCCGAAGAGCGCGGAGGAGCGCACGGCCCTCTTCGAGCAGTTCCAGCGCGAGGAGCTTCAGCCGCTCTATGACCGTCTGGAGGCTGCACACCAGAGCTATGAGGCTCAAATGAGAGCTGCACGCGACGAGTACATTGAGGCACGCACGGCCACTTGCAGCCGTCGGTTGAAGCGGCTCTCGTCAGGAGAGACGCAACGGCTCAGCGCCGCAATCACAGCCCTGAAGGGCGACTACAGCGAGGAAGCCGCTGCCCGCCGTGCCGAGCTGACGCGCCAGCTGGACGAAGCCAATCTCCAGCGACGGGCATTCCTGCTGGACGCAGGGAAGGCAAGCCTGATGATCGATGAGAACCTGCAATCGCAAAAGCGCATCCTGAAGCTACGGCTCAGGATGGAGGAGCTGAAGATCCAGCACGAGATCTCTGCCCGCAACCAGATGTTCCGCAAAATGATGAAGGACATGCAGGTTTAACCCTCTTAGGAGTCTGGGCGCACCCTCCTAGGAGGGTCGCCGCAGCCTCCTAGGAGGGGTGGCCAGCCCCTCCCAGGAGGGTGTGGCGGGAAGAAAAAGGGGGATTTCCTTGGATATGTGCGGGGAAATGGCTTCCTTTGCGGCGGAAAACTTCAAAACAACTACAAATATGGACTTCATCGAAACCTGGCTCTTCGTGGCCTTCTGGGTCATCATCATCATGGCTGCTGTAGGTATCATCCGCAAGCTCTTCAATTGAGAGGTTCCTTTCCTCCTCTTCTATGTCCCACTCCTAACCGGGTGGGATTTCATATTTTTGCACCATGAAAGACGAGACACCCCATCTGATGACCGCCGCAGAGTTCAATGCGCAGGTGCGCAAATGGGCGGACGAGATCAAGAGCATGGCACAGGCGACGCTGGCCACGGGAACGCACGGCACGGGAAAGCTCCGTGACGGGCTGGCGGCGTTCGTGGACACGGACAAGCACGTGGACGGACAGCACGCCGGGGAAGAGGCGGCCTATAAGGTCAAGTTCGGCTTCGACCGCTACGGTGTGTTCCGGGCCTACGGCGTTGGACGCGGATGGGTGCGCATGGGCGGTGTGCTGGTGCGGGGATTCCGGGCACGATCCGAGAAAGAGATACAGAACAAGACATGGAATTTCTACACCCACCAACTGAGCAAGCAGGGCTACAGCAGCCGGGAAATAAACACACATAAGTTCCTCAGCCGGGAAAAAGGGACAGGCAAGGTGCGAACGCCGCTGGACTGGCTGGACGGAAAGATCACTGCACGCATCAACGAACTGGCAGACTACGTGCAGGAATACTACGGGGACTACGCACTGAGAAGACTGCTGGAGGAGTTCGACAAGGCACGCATCGTCAAGAAAGGCAATAACGTTTCAATCAAATAGACCTATTATGGCAGTAAAGGTAGATAACAAGGATGCCAAACGCGGCATCAAGGTGTATCTCGACGGCAAGGAGGTGGCGGCCAACGCGACGGCCATCCGCGCCAAGATGAAGGAAATAGAGAAGGAACTGAAGAACATGGCCATCGGCTCCGAGGAATACCGCCGCAAGGTCAAGGACTGGGAGAAGCTCAACGGCATCCTAAAGGAGCACAAGGCCAACCTGCGCGCCATTGCCAAGCAGCAGGAGCAGGTGGAGGGAGGCTACAAGTCGATGTGGAAGCGTGGGATGGAGTTCTTCCAGAAATACAGTCTCCAGATTGGTGGTCTCATCACGTTCCTCACCGGCGTAGCCATGCAGCTGCAACGTTTCCGCCAGCAGGCCGCAGAGAAGGAGGACTCAGCCGCCAACCTGAAAGCACTGACGGGGTTGGATGACAGCAATATCGCCTGGCTGACCAAGCAGGCCGAGATCCTGAGCACTACCATGGAGAAGAGCGGGCTGCGCGTGCGCAAGTCGGCCACGGAGATCCTGGAGGCGTACATGCTGGTGGGCAGCGCGAAGCCGGAGCTGCTGAAGGACAAGGAGGCGCTGAACGCGGTGACCATCGAGGCCATGCGGCTGGCGGAGGCGGCGAAGATGGAACTGAAGGAGGCGGTGGGAGCTGTGACGACGGCACTCAATCAGTTCGACGCCGGAGCGGAAGAGGCAGTGCGCTATGTGAATGTCCTGGCCGCCGGCTCGAAGTTCGGTGCCGCCAACGTGCAGGATCAGGCAGCAGCTATCAAGAATGCCGGTGTCGCAGCTTCAGGTGCTGGTCTGAGTATCGAAGAACTGGTAGGCGTTATTGAGATGCTGGGTGAGAAAGGCATCAAGGCGGAGGAAGCGGGCACGGCGCTGAAAGGCGTATTCCTGAAGTTGCAGACAGGTGCCGACGACACGAACCCCGCCGTAGTAGGACTCAATCAGGCACTGGAGAACCTTGCTGCCAAAGGTCTTGGTGCAGAGGAGATATTGAAGATGTTCGACAAGCGTGGTTACAATGCCGCCAAGATCCTGATAGAGAATACTGACAAAGTCAAGCAATATACCGAGGCCGTTACCGATACCAACACCGCCGTGGAACAGGCCGCCATTAACAGTGACACCACGGCGGCCAAGATGGCACAGGTAAGGAACCAGATTAACCTCACCGGGCAGGAACTGGCCAAGACGCTGGCGCCTGTGATGTCCAAGACCGTGGGCTGGACGCGCAAGTTCGTGATGATGCTGCCGGGCATCATCGATTTCCTGAAGAAATGGGGCGTGCAGCTGGCAGTCCTTGCCGTGGCCTACAATGCGCTGGCCATCAAGAATGCACTGGCCACTGCTGCGCAGGCCAGCTGGAATGCAGCCGTGTCACTGGGCAAGGGCATTGCCGGAGGCTTCCGCGCCGTGCTGCTCCTGCTGCACGCGAGCTACACGCTGCTCACCAAGGGCATGGCAGCCGCCAAGGTGGAGATGACGGCACTCAACGTGGCCATGAGGGCCAACGCCTTCGGCATACTCGTCACGGCGGGTGTGCTGCTCTACGAGGTCATCACAAGGCTCATCAAGCGCACCAAGGAACTGACCAGGGAACAGAAGCTGCAGCGCGACATGGAGCGGGACGTGGCCGACGCCGAGCGCGAGGGCAACCGCCAGCGGGCAGAGGCAGAGTCGAAGATCAAACAACTGACGGCCGTGGTTCACGACAACAACCGCACGCTGAAGGACAGGAAGATAGCCCTGCAGGAACTGAAGAAGCTCGTGCCTGGCTATCATGCGGAACTGACCACTGAAGGGAAACTGATCAAGGATAACACCACCGCCCTGAAGGATTATCTGGACAACCTGAAGCAGGTGGCGGTGCAACAGGCCCTGCAGAGCAAGATGACGAAGCTCATGGAAGCTGAACTGAACAACCAGGAGAGCCGGAGCCGACGGGCCCGCGCCGAGCGCATCCGGCGTGACAGGCTGAGTTTGTTTGATGCGGAGCATCCGGAACTGGAGGAGATAAAGAGCATGGGCGTATATAGCATCAGCCAATTAAACATGGGGCAAGACAGGAAACTGGAAGAGCAGGCCATTGCACAATATCGTAAATTGAAAGGTGCTGAATGGACTGGTAAAATGTGGGATGAGACGGCTGAAGAACTTCAGAAACTACTGCAGCAAAGAGCACATCTGGTACATGAAATCATAGAGGCCGAAGGCTGGGTGTCGGAGGCGGATGAAAAACTGGAAAACATACACAAGCGGCAGGAGAACCTGCAGAAACGCGGGGCTGACATCGTGAAGTCACTGCCACAGGCCGCTGGCAGCAATGAGGAACCGTTGGCGTCCGGCGGTTCCCCCGCCGGAACCCCTGAATCCGAGTCCGAGCGCGAGAAGCGCAGTACCTGGACGGCACCATCGCCACCGAGCAGGAGTACAGCCAGCGGCTGCAGGACATAGAGCTGGAACGCCTGAACCGCCAGCTGGAGATTGCCGGACTGGAACCCAAGCAGCGGGAACAGATCGTGCAGAAGGTCATGGACATGAAGGTCAAGCTCATGGAACAGATCCGCAGCATGGATGACCTGGAACTGGAAGGCGAAGAGAACAAGCTGGCCAGGATGCTCAGAGCCAACGAGGATGCCTACACCCGACGCAATGCCGTCATCAAGAAAGCCCTCGATGCTGGTGTCCTCACACAGGAAGAATACCAGCAGCGCCTCGATGCTTCCTTCCGCAAATGGAAGGCCGATGACCAGAAGGCAGAGGAACAGGCCGCCAACAAACGACTCACCATCTCACGCAAGGGACTGGATGCCGCACTGCTGCAACTGCGACAGGCACGCATCGACGAGGGCATGACGGAGCAGGAGTACAACGCCAAGGAGGACCGTGAACAGTTGGAACGCCAGCTGGCAGAGACACGGCTGCAGATCACCGAGGAAAGCAACAAAGAGATTGAGGAAAAGAACAAGCAGTACTTCGATGCGATAAATGGTGCAGTGTCAGAAATGGGCCAGGCATTGGAACAATGGCTCACTGACAGCGAGACATCCTTCAGGGACTTTTACAGGAGTATTCTTAAAATTGCGCTTGATGCCATTGAGAAGTTTATGATTGCAGAAATTGCCAAGGTCACGATGGCCAGCATAGCGTCTTCTATCATCGACTGGCGTGCCATCGCTCGCGGAGCTGCCAAGATTGCTGCCATTACCGCAGCCTTCGAGTTAGCCAAAGCAGGAATCTCTAAGTTCTACACTGGCGGCTACACAGGCCAGGGCCGCTGGGACGAGCCGCGCGGCGTGGTACATGCCGGGGAGTTCGTGGCCAACCGCTACGCCGTGGCCAACGATGCCGTGCGACCCGTCCTCGACCTCATAGACCAGGCACAGAAAAGCGGCTCCATCGCCAACCTCACCGCCGCAGACATCGCCGCCGTGGCCATACCCGCCACCCCTTCCTCACCGTCACCCTCCCACCCATCAGCGGCATCCCCATGGTCGGGTGAGGCGCGTAGTCGCGCCGACATCCCCCGCGACCCCGAACTGACCCGCGCCATCCACCTGCTCACCCGCACCACCGCCCGCGCCGCAGAAGCCTACCGCGAACCGTCACCCGCCTACTGCTACCTCGAAGGTCGTGGCGGCATCAACACCGCACAGGAACTTCTTGACAAGATGAAGGCCAACGCCAGCCGCAAATAGACAATTGTCAAATCGTAAATCGTCAAATTGTCAAATATAAATGATTCGCCTTGAAATCACAGACCCCGCCACCGGCACCGTCTTCGTCCCGCACCTCCCCGCCTCCCTCTCCTTCGAGATGCTGCGCGAAAACCCGTTCTTCAACCGGCGCGGTGACTACACCTACGACATTGACATCTCCCTCCGTGACCCCCACAACCGCGCCATCTACAACCACATCAACCGCCTGACGGCCACCAGCCGCCCGCAGAACCGCCGCGCACGCCTCCTGTGTGACGGACACGTCATCGCCGACGGCACAGAGGTCATCCTGAAGCTGGAGGGTGACATGCTGAAGGTTCAGATCGTGGCCGGGAACTCGGAACTCAACTACCTCACCGCCGACGAGAACCTGCGCATCCGGGAGATGGACTTCGGCACCATACCCACGCCCACCAATGCGATGGCACGCCAGACGGCCCTGAAGGTCTTCCCAGATGCCGACTATGTATTCCCGCAGACCATCGTGGATCTGGCAGAAGTGAGCCAGGCACATACGTTTGATGACCAGGAGGAATATGAGAACTGGCAGAAAAGGGTCTATCTGAACCTGTGCGACATCAGTACAGGGGGAAACGATGTGGTCTATTGGGAGGGGACGACACTGAAGCCGATGCCCTTCGTCCTGTATGTGGTGGAAAGGTTCATTCAGCAGCTGGGATATACCGTGGGAAGCAATGAGCTGAGGAACGACGAAAGATGGTGCAAGCTCATCATCATCCACGGATATGACACGCTGGAAATCGCCAGGATGCTGCCCGACTGGACGGCTGCAGAGTTCCTCTCACAGATAGAGACGTTCTTCAACTGCATCATCACCGTCAACCCCATCACAAAGGTCGTGGACATCAAGTCATGCCAGACGTTCCTCACCGGCACACAGACAGCGGAGATCCGGCAGGAGGACATCGTGGATGACTTCGAGAGGGACTATGAGAGCGACGAGGTGGGCTTCATACACAACTACGAGCGGCTGGAGTACCAGCTGCCGGGAGGGGAGTACTGGAAAAGGGCCGGCCTGGACAAGACCGTGGAGCAGATGTGCCAGAAGATAGAGGCAACGCTGGCGCAGGTCGATGCCATGCCCATCGAGGACTGCCAGTGGAAGATCTTCCACAACAGCAGCCCGGACATGGAATTCGTGAGGATAGATGAACGCTGTCCGGAAACGGAGGAGTGGGCGGATATCTACATCCGCTATATCGTCAACCAGTTCAAGCCACACGGCAGCACGGGAGAGACAAACACGCTGAAGATTATCCCCGTGAGGACAGAGGTCAGCTTTGGACCCGCAAGGATCTGCCCCGTGACGGAGCTGATAGAGAAAAAGGAGGATACGGCATTCAAGGAGGCCATCGGCTCCAGCATCTCCGAAACGACACAGGACAATATACAGGTGTGCTTCTACCACTTCGGAACGCATGGGTTCGGCTACAACTATGACAGGACGATGTACACCACGCTCCACACCCACCCGCTGTGTGTCACAGCCAGGGACTACGTCGAGAACGTGAAGGGGATGTTTGTCCATCTTCCAACCTATACCGGTAAAGAGAATATGACGCTGGAGCTGAACGGAGAGCATGGACTATACAACACACACTTCAGACCCCTGCGGGCAGTCAACATCGAAGAGGGGAGCAAGATAAGGTTCAGGGGCAGGTTCGGATATGACATCGTTTCGCCATTCCTCATCCATGGCCGCCTCTTTATCTGTCAGCAACTGAAATACACCTACGCCGACGGCCACCAGCACCCCATCGTGGAGGGCACCTTCTTTCCTTATTTATAATACGCACGCGCGCGAGAGGCACCTATTTACAGATTGCCCTCAAAATTTTTCAACTCCGGATGGGCACTCAGTTGCTCTTTGCGAACATAGTGATTGGTCGTGGCCACATTGCTGTGACGTGCCTGATCCTTTGCAACTGTCAATCCCACGGCATCTATGACATCTGTCACACCATTATCTTTCAAACTATAGAATTTATATTTGGAAGGGAAACCCAGAGCTGTGCGTACTTTCGCCCATCGATCACGGAATATCTTTTCATTGGCACGCTCTTCTCTCGGAACAAAACCCCAGCTAAAGAGGTAAAAGGTATCTGGGTTATCAAAAACGCATAAATCCAACATCATCTTTATCACTACTGCTGGAAGAGTCACCTTCGCATCACGATGATTTTTTGCCACCTTGCCGCTGATGAACAATGTCTGCTCCTTCACGTTGATGTCGCGGAGTTGAATGAAAGACATTTCGCGTGGGCGTACAAGTGTATAGTAATGCACCATGCACGCCAGAAGAAAATGACTGTCATGCTCACTCAGATAGTCATGCAGACGTTTCATGTCATCTGCCGCCAATGGCTGACGTTCCTTTTCTAACTCGCGAATCTTTACAATCTCTTTTGCTGGGTCATTGGAGATATAACCATGCCCCTGTAGCCAACCAGAGAAGGTATGCAGCCAGTTTAGGTAATTATTACGTGTCCGGGCTGTTACGTTACGGTCGAGATACAAATGTTCTAGAAAACTCTCCAGGAAAACACGGTCAATCTGGTAGGTATATTCCAATGGTGCATTCAAGGATGCACTATATGCTTCCAGACGGACGGAATGGGATATATACATGTTTCGTGTTCCTTCACGGATGGATCCGTCTGTATAAAGTTTCTCAACATAGGACTTATAACGTTCCAGTGCTGTTTTCAGAGGAGTGAAACCACGGCGGTCTTTTTCACTGATTAAAGGATTCCAGCCCATCCTCAGTTTCTGTCCGACATCCTGACAGAAACGCAAGGCAGCTTCCTTTTGTTCACGACGATCCTTGATGTGATTGAACTTCTTAATGAGCCTAATTAACTTTGGACTTCCTTGTATTACTGAATTGGGATCAAGGACATAAAAATAGACATAGGCATGTTTGCGAGTCCTTGTAAACTGTGGAAGCCGAAATTTCTCAAATGCATCATAACTGATGCGGTTGTTTTTTCTTTCAGAATGCATTTTTTAGCATTGTTTCCATAGCTGGCCACAATGCTTATTCAACTCTTTGTTACAATCTTGTTCCGTCTTGAAAGACAGAAGGGTCTCAATGTATTGAAAATCATACATCTCTGACCCTTTCGTCGGAAAGAGGCGACTCGAACGCCCGACCCCTACGTCCCGAACGTAGTGCGCTACCAACTGCGCTACTTTCCGAACACACCTACAGGGACATCCTTCGACATGTGGAATCTCTTCCAGCATGACATACGAGCTACGGAAATGCACCCTGTTCTTTTTGTGCGTGCAAAGGTACATCTTTTTTAATACACAGCGAAAGAAAAACCACTTTTTTTTATTTGCGATAAAGATTTTCCCCGAAAAGTTTGCAGGATTACAGAAAAAGCCCTACCTTTGCACCCGCAAAACGCAAGGAACCCCATCCGAAGGTCAAAAACCGCACGTTATGCAGAACTTGGTGTCATAGCTCAGTTGGTAGAGCAAAGGACTGAAAATCCTTGTGTCCCCGGTTCGATTCCTGGTGACACCACAAGCCCTGATTGATTCATCATCAATCAGGGCTTTATGATGATACCAGCAAAAGTCACCTGCTATTTGCGAAATGCGGGGGTATCAGAAATGTTTCTTCAATGCCTGGATGGCCCTAAGTTGCGCGGCATCGAGGGCGGGAATATTGTGCTGGCGCTCGTAGGCTTGCAGGTCTTCGAGCGTCATGTTGCTCGCTCGGCCGTGGTTCAGTTCCTTGCTGCGGGCCTTGAAATCGGCCTCGTCGGTATAGCTGTGACTGACGACATAGACGTAGTAGATGTTGCGTTCTCGCCCTTTATCGGTGTTATGCTCCCAGTGGTGCATCGCCATCTCCATGCGGGCCAGGTCGGGGAGGTCATCATCGTTCTCGCCGGGTAGGCGATAGATGTCAGCATACTTGTAGGCGTAATCGGCCTCCTCCCGCCGCTTCATCAGTTTCTCGTTACCCTGCTTCTCGTCCTGATAGCGTTGCATGAGCCCGGCATCCAAGGTGGTGTAGGTCCGGCCTCCGTCGTGTATAATCTGCCCGACTTTCCCTTTCGGGTTCTCCACCCGCCAGCGGTTGGCTCCGTCTTTGGTCACACTGAGGCCATATACCTCCTGCGCCTTCTTTGCCATGACCCATTTCTCTGTCATAGCGCCTTTGTTGCCCTTGGCAATCTTCTCCGTCCTATATCCTATTTCAGCACTGTGCCACATCGTCGCTTTGTTGGCGAAGGTTCCGCTGGAGGCCATGTAGCGCATCTTGGGCTTGTAGTTCTTCCTGGTGTCGTAGGCCACAGGCATGATGCCCGCGCCGTAGGCCCGCAGCGAGTCGCCGATGTAGCGGAAGCCTCGATAGTAATATTCGACGTAGATGAAGGGTTTGGGCTTCACGACGATTTCGGCGAGGCCGAAGCCGGCGTCTTCCATTGTGACAAGACCGTCCTGCAGCGAGGCCACATCCACCATCTGTGACTTGAAGGCCACATGGGTGACCACCACCTTCCGGACACCCTGCAGGTCGCTGGACATGCCCTCCATGTCGGTCGTGCCTATCATGACACCGTCCTCGTTCAGAATCGTCACAAGTGGAAGGGGCTGCCCGTCGCCATCAACCACTTTTATGGTCTGTGCATTCACAGCCATGGCAGTCATCATGGCAACAGCAGCCATTACAAAAGTCATTTTCATCAT